GAGAGTAAGGAAAACAGGAACGTTGGGAGTATTAACTACTCGCATGTACGTAAATACTACCGACGCTATAGGAGGGTCTTTAGTTGGAACCTCAGCAACTGCGGCAGCACCTGGAGTATATTTTCAATACAATAGAACTCTAACCGTTAAAACTGCAACAAATACCGAAACGATGGCGGGTAATGGTAACGTAAATGCAGACGATAATACTTCGCTTACAGTAGCCGTAAGTACAAATAATATAAATTGGGCTGTAGATCAATATTTAGTAGTAGCTGTTCAAAACGGTTCTACTTCGGATAGTTCGCGCAGCTCATTTATTCACGTGCAAATTAATAAGCCAACGTAAATGGAAATACTAGCAATAGATAAAAATACAGTTACCTACCGCGAGGCACAGTATACGCTACACGGCTACGAGGTAATAGATAGTGCTTGCCTTCATTTATTTTTAGACGAGGGTATTTACGCTATTACTTTACCCTGTGTAGTTAATAACGAGGAAATTTTTACAATGGATAACCTTACAGCTTTACTAAAATGAGTATACTAAGCGAGTTATTTAAAAACGGCCATTTGCTCGAAGTTATGATGGACTTTAGCGAGGAAGTAGTACGCCAGGCTCGCTCGAATATTCGCATTAATCAAACCAAGTACGGGCGTAAAAGAAAAGCCAATACAACGGGCAGATTAGCTGCCTCTTTGAAATTCGATATTAACCCCGACACGGGAGCGGTTAAGTTTGTATCTAGCGAACCATACGCGGGAGTAATTGAGTTTGGAGCGCGAGGTAGTGAGGAGTTAGCCAAGGGAATTACTAAGCTTTCGCCTGGTCCATTGCGACCGCCTGCGGATAGTATTTTAGAGTGGATGAATAAAAAGAAAATAAGGCTTAGAGAAAAGACAGCTACCGGTAGTAAGTTCGCCAAGGAGACACCGAGTAAAAGAAAGTCGGTAGCTTATGCGATTGCTCAAAGTATTCATAAAAAAGGTTTCTCACCGCTCGAATATTTCCAAGATGCGTACAAAGAGACGCTACCCGATTACAGCGGAAAAATAGCACAGGCTGCAGCTGAGGCTGTAGGCTTAACAATACTTTCACAAAATAGAACTTTAAACAATATAAAACCTAAGTAATGGCAATTACCCTAGTAGATAGACCTTACAAATTTACAGCGCTCAAACAAAAATTAATATTTACAGCCACGAGCTCACAAGTTGGACAGCCAGGCTTTAGATTCGTCGCACAAGTTAGCGCTACCGTAGACGGTAATACAACTATGCAAACCGTATACATACAGCCTAATTTAAATGGCGCAATGGTTTTAGATGTTTACCCGATTGTAAAAGATTTTATAGATTTATCGGTAACAGATGCTGCGGTACCTAACTTATTTATGCAGGACACAGTATACTATACGCCTTACACCGACCTACACAATATAGTAGAAGTTACTGTAGATCTATACGACGGTTACGAGGTATTAGGAGTATTTACTGTAAACCCTTTAAGCCTTCCCGTAGTTAGAACTCGCTTAAGCTTAATAAATGCAGCCTTTCAAATTTCACAAGGTTACAACCCTGACCCTAATTTAATTTTTGCTTTAAGCGGTCCGACAATGTACCAAATGACCGACCTTACTCCTGATGTATACGACTTAAGTACGGAAATTAGTACATATTCACTAGGCGCGAATACAATAGGAATAAGAGCTAGATTTAATAGCGACTATGGAGTTATGACAATTCCCATAGATGACGGCACAAGACTTACGGCTAATTTAATAGACGAAATACAGGTAATACAATTTAACAGCGCTGGCGCACCCATTCAAACGGATAGTATACCCATTGCACCACAAGAGGGGCATATAGTGCATGCAGGTATTTACCCCGCTAATGTCAGCGGTTCGTTAGGCTATGCTGCAAATATGCATCACTACCTAGTAAATTTTTTATATTTAGGTAGTGCCACAGCTCGCTCCATTGCTTTTTTTGATGCAGAAGATGAGTGCCGTTTTGATACCTACCGCTTAGCCTGGATAAACTCACGCGGCGGGTGGGATTTTTGGAACTTTACAAAACGCAGTGAGCAAAATTACTCAATAGAGAGAAAGCGCTATAGAAAAGTAATAGGTAACTACGCAACGGCTAACGCTAATTTTAGTTTTAATACATACGACAGGGGACTAACTGAGCGGGGCGCATTCGTAGAGAAAATGCTAACAGTTAGCACTGACTTTTTAAGCGAGGAACAATTCGAGTTTTTAAAAGGCTTAAGTTATTCCGACAGCGTTTATATAATTGACGACAGCGGAACGCCAACACCTGTAGTCGTGGAAAATACAAACTTTGCAGCTATTAAAAATAGAAGCTACATAAAAGAGGGAACGCAATTAACAATAAATTTAAAATATAGTCAGGAGTATAACGTATGAGGCCGACAGTAATTTTAACCGTAACTTATGGAGGGCAGACTGCCGTACTCGATTTATACGAAAACGAAAGTATAAGCTTCTCGAATGCCTTTACCGATATTACCGAGTTTAAGGCGCGAGGTGGTTTTAGCCGTGAGTTTAGAATACCCGCAACTAAAACGAATGTAGAGTTTTTTGGAGCGCAGCATAAAGTAGGTTTATTTTCTACTATTGACATTAAAAAGAAAATAGACGCAGTTTTAACTGTAGATACTTTACCCATTGCGGAAGGCCACATACAATTTAAAAGGTCCATTACTCAGCACGGTAAATTATTTGAATATGAAATAGCTTTCTTTTCTGAGGTCGTAGATGCGGCTAGATCTATAGGGGACAAAATGATAAGCGAGTTAGATTATTCTAGTCTTGCTCATTCGAGTACTTGGGATAACGTAGTAGATGCAAACGACGGAATTATATTAGGCGGTAACGTTTGTTATACATTAACAGACCGAGGCCAAAATTGGACCGAGAGCAACGCTACCGGTAGCCGTCGTATTTTTAGCTCAGTAAACCCAATTTACACCAACGAGCTTACAGTAGCAGTAAAAACAAAATGGTTACTAGATAAAATATTTAGCGAGGCAGGGTTCACCTGGAGCGGCACTACCATAGAGGCGGAACTCGAGAATATGTGGTACCCGTTTATAAATAGTAATTTAACGCTAGGAACTGTAACCACAGACGCCTCACGATTTAGCGCAAAATTTTCTACCGATACTAATTTTACTATTGACCAACTGCAGGCAGACGGTAGTTATATTAAACAGCTTACAGGCTTTACTGAAACCTTCGACCCGAGTAATAGCTTTGCTACCGACACCTATACGGCTAACGGAAATTTTACGGTAAACTTCAATATTAATTTCGAGGTAAGCGTAATTACTGCAGGCTTTCCTACATGGCAGCCGCATAACTATGACTTTTATTTACAAAGAACTAGAGGCGGAGTAGATACAATTATAAACCTAGTATATGGGCAGAATTTTAGTACTGTTCAATATGTTTATGACAATAGCGGACAAGATTACGGCCAAGTAACAATTAACCCATTTCTAGTAAATATTTCAGCTACCAACTTAAATGTAGAAGCGGGAGACCAATTAAAAGTTTTCGTAAGAGCGCACCAAACTAGCAGCCAAGATATAGCTATTAGTGCTAATGGTAGCATAGGTATAAGTTACGTTAGTGGCGAACTACAAGCGCAGCCTGTAGGCTTTAAAAATAACTCACCCGAGCAGAAGCAAATAGATTTCGTTAATGATATTCTAAAATTATTTAACGCGGTAATAGTACCGGATACAACTATACCCAACTCCGTTAATATAATTCCTATAGTTGAATTTATAGCGAGCGGTACGGATTACGATTGGACCACAAAATTAGACGAGGATAAAGATATTTTACTACGACCTGCTACGGATCTACAACGCAGGTTTTTAAGGTGGACCTATAAAGAGCAGAGCGACCGCTTAAACGCATATTATAAAAATGGAGCGCAGAGGGTTTATGGTGAACTTAGGTTAAATAACCCTGAGAGTGATTTTGCAGTAGGAGATTATACAGTAGAGTTAACCTTTGGTCCTACGCCATGTAATAGCATTCCGAATACTACTTATGTAATTCCAAAGTTTATAAATGACAGCGGACAGTTTGTTAACCCAGGGCCGAGGATATTATATAGACGCCCATACGCTGAGAGTGCTAGCGTGCAGGTTTATGACGAGGCTACAAATGCTAGCCAACTTACCGTAATACCATTACTTAACCACTACAAAAATGTACCTACCGACGTAGGAACTGACGACTTAAATTTTGGCCAAGAAATACCTCTTTTCCAAATAGACGCAATGCCATTGCGCACTATGTGGGATAAATATTGGAGGGAATATATAGCGGAAATATACGACAGTGAACAGCGTATAATGGAAGCTTATTTTGCACTCGGAGTTACTGATGTTTTCAACTTAAAGTTTAACGATAAGATTTTTGTTAAAGACGGACTTTGGCGCGTGCTAGAGGTTAGTGATTATGTAATAGGCGACCAACTCAGCACGAAAGTAACTTTAATACGATTACTAGACTTAGGCGCACTATGTACTTACACTCCTTACCAAATTAACGCCACTACAGGAGCTGTAACTTTCTTAGATCAGGCGGGAGGTACTAGCGTAGGTAACCAAACTTGCTGCGAGTATTACGGCTATACTTGGGATACCTCAAAAAATAAATGTTACGCTACCCTTCCATTCCTAACTGATAAGCCTATTTTAAGTTCGCCAGGCAGTATAGGCGAGAGTAACTTAGTAATAGCCAACGGAACGCAGAAAAGCGCGACGGGTTTAGGAACTGTAGCGGGTGGAGATATAGAACTAGGAAACGAGAGACTTTTAGTAAATGGTAGTGGTCATGCCATTGCACCGAATAACCGTAACTCTTTTGTAAGCGGTTCGGATAACTTAGTTAAAACCAACTTACCTAGCTCGGCAGTAATTGGTAAAAATACCTTCGGTGAATTACGCGGTGTTCATTTTGGTGGTGGCTCATATTGGGATATTACAAGCGACACAGCCGCTCCGGTGCCAGGCAGAACTCAACACGGATTTATAACATTAATGGGTGAGGCTGCATTAACGGGAACCGTAGATATTGACGTAACTATAGACGGAGCAGAGGCGCT